GAAAATAATTTTGCTAAATTTTTATTTACATTCATGATCAATCTTCAAACGAAATACTATTATTGTCGCTACTATCAATTGTAGTCGCGCTATTCACTTGCCCATATATGTATGACTTTGCCAAAAAGTTAAAAGAAGATATATGTATTCTTCTGCTATTAAAATCGCCTTCATACCTATCATTCAAATTGTTGGAAACCATAACAATCGGAATGTTAACTGGTTGACCAGTTTCATTTAAGGTCAAGGTTATGATGTGATCTGGGACAAAGAAAGGCATTATTTGTTCTACAACCTGCATCATGTCGTCAACATGGCGGGTGTAGACAAATAAGTTAAAGTTTACGTTTACCGGAATCTCGTTGGCAATTTGTTGACCTGTATTTTGGCAAACACCTTGATTCGAAGATAGAGATAAACTTGAAGCAAATCTTGTTCTTCTTCTTGAAGGATCGGGTGTAATGGAATTCATCACGAAGCTTATTCTAGGCAACTGATTTTCTATTCTCGTACCATCAGTTATAGAAGATGGATTTAAAAGTCTTTGAATAAACTTTTCTTGTGAAGCATATGTGACAGGAACTCTCAAAGTTGTATCTGGTCCAGTTTCGTTGTCATGCGCAACATAAATGTTGCTGAAAAGAGTTCCAAATCCGACAATTAGTCGTCTCAAACTTTTATTATAGTAATAACCAAACATTAACTAGCTCCTCCGCACCCATCTGCTGGATCATTGGGATTAAAGTCATAAAGGCTGGCTTCGTCATCCAATACTGTATTAATGCCAGCAGAGGTGCCAAGTATGTTGTTTAGAGGATCGAATGTCACGCCAGCAGTTGTTCCTGTGCTTGTATATGGTTGGTTGATTTCCGAGTATGTTGTGTCTATCTTCTCGTAACTGTATGTGAAGAGTTCGGCTGTAATTTGGTACGAATAGAGTTTTCCTAGAGGATAGAGAGGATTTTCATGCTCAACGAAGTTAATTTCAAATAAGGACTTCGATAAAGGAAAATAAATTAAATCTCCTTCTCTGGGTCTTATTATGGTTGGATCGATATCGGTTACCTGTTCTTTAAATCTTCTGCGAGCCATGATAAGATTGATCTTATCTTTAATTTCGATTCCAAATTGAGTAATAACGTCGGTTCCTTCAAATCCTTTATAGGATTGTATGTACATTTCGATCACATATGTCTGGCTAAATGAAGATGAAGGATCTTCGCCAAAGAGTCTGTCTATATTAAAATATTGTCTAGGTACGTAGATACAATCTTGACCGACACCCTGTATCAACTCTACAGTTATATCCTCAACCAGTCTTTGCTCTGATTGATTTGTAGTTAGATTAATATAGGGGTTTATGGCCATTTATTATCCTATTAGTGGATCTACTGGGAGTTCGTAGTTCTTGAGAAGCTGTTGTTCTATTTCTTGTATTTCTCTCATAGCCTCCTGCATTATTGCGGGGGCATTCAATTGGGCACCACCCGGTAGAGGCATTCCTGTAAACTTCATCAAATTTTGAGCCCATTGCTTTTTTAATACTGCGGCAAAATACTTTTTAAATATTCTATCTTGCCAAATTTTGGGATATTCATCTTCACTTATTTTTACATAAGCCTCAACCATCAAATACCGCGACGAATCAAGTTTGCTGTGATCCGTATCTAAGAACAGGCGGTCTGTAGTTTTGGTATACGTGAATGAGAGAGGATAATTAAAAATATTGTTTACCAATTGAACATACGACATGCTTTCCATATAGGTGGCCATGGGTGCAGATGGATAACCGGATTGGTTAAAATAAAGACCAAAGAAATCAAATAAAGTCATTTGATACCGCAAGTCGAACATATAGTCTCCGACCTTATAACTTGGAGCGTAGACTTTAGAAATGCTGACTATATCTGTGGCATTTGGCCAATATCCCGTAACACCGCTAGGATCTGTTCTTACTTGAGCACCAAGAGCTGGCCCAAAGGAAGTTGTGTCAAAATATTTTCTAGCAACATCTTGTGGCGTAACTTGATATACATAAAGGGCTCTCTGATTAAAATCAAAGTGCCTTTCTTGCATGTAAATTAAAGCTTCATCCAAACGATCTTCGATCTGCTGGGGATCCACGTTTATTTGGATGACTGGAGCACCCAAACTTCTCATGGTGTAATCTATAAATTCTTGGCGAGTGGTAATCGGCATCTTAGAAATATTTATGAATTATCAATTATTTTGTTTAAATCATCCATAAATTTTTCTTTTTCTGCATTTCCACCTATTGTTACTTGTATGTATTGCAGCTTTTCTGGATCGAAGTTTTCTATTTGTTCTTTTCTAAATGCTGTTTCTATTGTTGAAAAGTTTGGATCGTAATTGGTAAATCCGGGCATCTTTACCGGACAATTAAGAGTTGGATAATCTAATTTTGAATAGTCATCTGAATTTTTAATCAACCAAGTGTGGGACTTATCTCCACATCCACACTTACCACAATAATGCTTTCCCGGAGTGGAGCTATTTCTTAAAAATGGACAAGGTCGGATATCTTCAAATCCAAAACAAGATAAAGCTCTTAGTTGCTTTGTTGGTATGCTTGTTTTGTTGTCTGATAAGCCGCGAGAAGCCAAAGACGCAGCAAACATTATCATTTTTTTAAACATAAGACAAACTTATTATAGTGTGGTGTATATTACAGAAACTCCAGCAGGAACAACGTATGTTTCTAAAAAGTTTTTATAATTCAAAATGCTGTCATAATAAGCAGAATCAACTTTTATAGTAATTATACTTGCCGTGGAGGTATTTACTAATACGGAATCCCAAGGAATTCCCAATAAATTTGATATTAGATACCTTATTGCTTGTGGTGTGCCCTTTACATTAAAATAATTTGCATCTGCATTTATTGCAAATTTTTTAACATTTGGGATTAAAGATGAGAAATTTTGTTGACTGAAATCAGCGCCCGGAAAGTAAAAATCAATATAAGCTTCTAAAAATATTTCATTTGCTAATGGTATTGTTCTTATCTTTTCCCAATCTAACTGAGCACCATAACCATGTTCCAGAGACAGCAACCATCTCATGTAATTTTTTACTATTTTTGTTACTAATACCTCTGAATTGTCTTCCGCAGCTTTTACAATCCAAGAAGGAAACAATGATTCTATTGTGAGTTTATCTGCTAGCCATTTTTCATTTTCGATGTCATAGTAATCAGAATTGTATAAAGTTTTTGCTCTTTCTATTAGAGCATTAATTTTTCCATCTACGCTAGCGGGCTGTGTACTAAAAAATATGATCATTGTTGATATACCACTATAATTCCTGCTGGTGTCAGCGCAGAAAGATATGTCAATAGCTTAGAGATATTTTCAGATGTAAGTCCAGAAACATAAACTTTAACTTCTCCCGGATAAGATGTATTTCCTACGGAAATTAAAGTTTCATCCGTTGTTCCAGATATTCCAGAACTTAAAATAGCATTTTTATAATCGTTTATTGTCACACATCGTTCTTGACCAGTAGCTTTAAACAAAAGTTTTGCTCTAGCTTCTGCAACAGAAATCTGATTATAACCGCTGCTCGGTAAATCAAATGTTCCAAATGTAACGTCGCTTCTGGACGTAATTGTTGCGCTATTTGCCACGTTTCCATTAGATAGAACAGCTTGAATTAAAATATTGCTATTTGTTAAAACTTCTCTTGAAGATGCAAAGTTATTTGTAACAAGATACCCTTGTGGGGCATTCATCACAGAAAAGTGTGTATTGTTACCAGCAATAGTTGTGTTAGATTTATCTATTCTGGTCCACTTTGTAACTTGGCTGCTTCCAATTTGTGTTTCATACATGTTAATTGTAGATGGGTCAACATTAAATGGAAGAATACAACTTTGTGTATCATAATCGTAATTTGTAAAACTTACTACTTCTGTTCCAGAGTACAAAGTTATGCTTTTAGATGTGTTTGGTAAAACTTGTTCAGTATTGAAAAAGAACACGTCAGCACCATTTGTTGCTCTCGCCTTAAAGGTTGTGTAGTCTTGTAGCGTTACTCCAGCTGTCGTTACTGTTCTCTGCACCCTTGCTGATTGTATAGGCGCAACCAATACCGATGAGTTGGCAGCAATACCGAGTATGGATTCCATAGTGTTTGCAGTAGTTGCAAAGCTATTTACGAAACCAAATTGAGCATAAACTCCGTTATACGCGGTAACAGTAGCGAGAATGTTCAATAATAAATTTACAGAGCTAGCTTCATTTCTAAAATCCAAATCCTTCAAATCGCTTTGTTGTTCTAAAAATGATATAAGCGATGATTTGATATCATCAAAATCCAAAGAAGCTACGTTTAAATTTGTTAATTGATATGTCATGTTAAATCTACCTCAACAAAGCATGAAGCATTGTTTTGTGTTTTGATTCCGTCAAATATGCTAAAATTTATTTGAAAAGAAAGTTGTTCATCTTCTTGAGACAAAAGATCTACACTAACATTACTTATCTGGGGTATTGCGGCTTGAATGTATGCTGCCAAATTCAACTCCAACAAACCGGGATCGTTTGTGCCAAAAATGTAGCTGAAGTAATCGGATCCCATATTCATGTCTGAAATGAGTTCACCTTTTTGAGTCTTCATTATGTGTTCAATATATTGTGAAATAGCATTGAACCCAGTCACGATACCAACATCTTTTTTGGTTTGTGCTGTTTCTACTTTTTCTAATAAAATTGAAAAATCTTTTATGGCCATCTAGATATTTAGTTTAGGTATAATCGGCTGCATAAGTTCCACCAGCAGCTGATGCAGATAGGTTTTCTGGTATTTTTGATACAGATAAAGCAGTTTCGTGTGTTTGATTTGTTACAACATGCTTTACACCTATTATGTAATAATAGCCATTTAAAGGCGATGATGTGTTAGCATATGGATATCCACTGGCAGCGTCTATATCTATATAAACAACTTGTCCTATTTTTAAATTAAAATCACCAGCTACCGTAAAATCTGCTTTTTGTCCATATTTAAAAGCATCTAAAAATTCTACTCTTTTTATTGGAGTTATTTTTGGAGTGTTCCAGAATGTAGCAACATTCTGTCTTAGTTTTAAATAGTTTATAAAGTTTGGACCTATGTCGGGACAGGTGCAACTCAATGATGCCTCTGGAGTGCCCCATAAGCATCCAAGCCAGCTTTCAGATAATGTAGTTGTTATTTGATCACATTCTACAGAAGGCTTATCTAAGTAAAGATCTACTGGAGTAAATGTATTTGTTAAATTTGGGTTAGGTAAAGTAGAACCTGTCCATAGAGTATAATTGTATTTTTTACCACCCGACGTTCCAGCACCACCAGATGCCCCAGATGCCCCAGATGCACCTTTTATAAATCCAAGATATTCTGCAATATCTTTGATTCCACTAAATCTGTCAAAACATTGATCTAATGTGTCTGGTATTCCAGTTACACCTCTTGTTATTGAAGAATTAGCACAAATATATACATCTCTTGAATTTAAACCGTATAGGGCTTCTTGACCATAATTTGTACAATATGTTTTAATCTGTCTGGTTGTCATTTTATAGATCCTTTATCCCGTATTTTCACCACCACCACCACCACCACCGCCACCACCGCCACCAGTTGTCGTGGACACACAGCAACCATCAAAAGCATTTTCTGCTGTAAAGTAATATACAACATTATTGCTTTCAGTATATTTACACAATTTAACTATATGAAATATATCCTCACCACTTGGAACCGGATTTTCTTTTGCACCAATAGGACGGAATTGAAATCCTTCTGGCACACATTCAGTAACATAACCAGTTGGTATGTAACCTGCGGTGATGCCCCTTTCATTCAAATTTATAGCCCAAGTATCATCTTGTGTTCCCGAAGATTGAAGAGAATCGAAAGACCATTTTTCTATTTGGTAAAATAGAGCAACACCACAACCAGCTCCGCTTGCACCACTAGATCCACTTGCACCACTAGCTCCTGATACACCTGTTGCTGCAGAAGCACCGCTAGGTCCATCAAATTTTAACTTAGCCCACTGATATCGATATTTTTTACCAAAGTCATTTCCTTCTGGGCAATTGCTATCTTCTTCATACCTCAACAATGCAGCAAAGAAACATTCCTCATCTTTTTTATTTCCCATACAACAAAGAGAGTACATTATAAAATTTTGTAATTCTATTTTTCTTATCTCTTCAAGTCTGGCAGCAGCCCCAGACGCACCAGCAGTATTTTCTGCTAAAAATGAATTGTATCGTATATTCATTACTTTTTGCAAATATGTATTTACACCCGGAACAATTGCAGCCGAACCAATACTGTCTGGATAATTTGGATGAACTTCGGTCATATCAAACATGTTTTTCCACATTTCTGTGTTATCAACAAATTGCATATAACCAGATGAACCCATAAAATTCATTTTAGAGTAAACATTTTGTGTTCCGAAGTTTTGCCCAATTAAAGCGTGCTGCGAAGAATTATCAATTGATTCCAATCCATCGTAGTAGCCCCAATATGAATCATAAATTACTTGCTCTGCACCGGGAATTGCCACACCTGTTCCATCAGTATCTATAAGCTCAATATTAAATTTTTGTCCTTCATCTTGAAACTGATACATTAAAGATTTGTAATTATACGCATCTATCTCATCGGAGTTTGTTATGCCTGCGGGCACCAAATCTAAAACCTTTGGTGTCTTCTTGATGTAATAATAGTTTTTAGATATAAATTGATAAGCTGGGTTTGTAGTAAAAAAATAAGCTTTTCTATAAACTTTTTCATCTGAAAGTTTTTGAATTACCGAATCGCCATCAAATATACCAATTCTTCTGTAGTTGGCGTCAACAGTTGCCGCACTCGGATCATCTTGCGGATTTCTGTGAAAATATTTAAAGTTTACGCTTCCATCAAATTCTGTCCAAAACATGTACTGGGGCACACCATATTGAACTCCCGCATGAACTGTCGATACTGCACCAGATGCAAGATAATTTAAGTAATCTATAGGGTTGTCAGCAACAGCTTCTTGTCTGGCTTCAACAGTATTCAGCGGCCTATACAATACATAATTTGAAGTCGGATCGCTATATCCGCCAGCACCACCAAATGCCGTTTGTTTTACCAAATCAACAAATTCATTTATTAAATAAACGTTGGGTTGTTTTATACCAAGCAAAGTATTAAGAGATGACTTTTGTACTTTGGTATAATACTGATTTGAAATATAGATTCCTACAAAATTTTCTTCAGTGTCGGATGCGGCATTGTTTAAGTAACTGACACTAGTAATAACGGAAAACCATTTATTTCCATTAAAAAATTCTATAGTAACCCTATCAATGTTGTATAGTTTTATTCGACCTACAATATCTTTCGTATCTCTAACTACGAGAACACCATTAGGAAAAACATCATTTACGTTTTCTACTAGCTCCAATCTTTCAAATTGGCATTCTGTGTTTTGTATTAATATGTTTACGGATTCAGAATTATAGCTACTCTGCAAGTAGATTGCTTTAACCGTAGAATATGCTGGATTAAATTCACCTTGTGTATTGGGCATGTCAACTATATTTAACTGTTATAAATTGGGTTTTTAAAGTACCTATTTCACTTGGCAAAAAGCACAAAATATTTTTTGACTTATCTTCTATGAATTTTGTAACCGTGACAGGAATAGTTTCAGTTGGCTGCACTGGAACTGGTGCTGCCTTTTTCTGATCTGTTGTTGTATTCGAAGAATATGTATTCTTAAAAATTACTTTTCCATCTTCTGGTTCTTTTATTTGAACTGTTGTGTTTAAGTATTTTTGTTTATTGCTTACGTAGGCATTGTTATATACAGCGTACCCGGTTGCAGTTGGATAAACTATTGTAAGCTGCTGACCAGTTGAACCTGTTGGACTCAAGAAAGAGTATGTCGCACCTTTTTGATCTTTTATTACCATGTTTCCGTCATAAAAAGAAACGGACTCAATTATAGAAATCGGCCCATTTAAATCAAAATTTCCAATGTAGTTATAACTTGAACAAGATCCAGTATTTGCAATATATGGAGCTATTATGCTACCTTTTGGAAATGCAATACCAGTTGTACCACTCATACCCTGTACGCTGGCAAAGTTTATTTTATTTTCATTTGCCTTTGTAAACAAGACTGTATTGTCCGACAATAACTCAAATGGATTTATTTTTTTAGCAGCTAGTAAAAACGCCCAAAAGTTATTTGGATCTTGGTATACGGTAAAACTTGCTTCAAGTAATGTTGTCTTAGAATCCACTAAAACATTATCTGTGGAAAGAGAAACTTTATCTGCATCAATATAAGTAAAAAAACTTGATATATTAAAGTTTCCAATTGTAGATGCAAAAGATTTTTTTGGAAGATTTTCAAAGTACTTCATAAGGATTATCCATTATACCCAAAGTATCTATGAGATATTTCAGACTTAGACCACGTAGCATTTAATTCTGGTACATAAGTTCCGGTTTCGAATTCTGTAAATACTAAACCCAAAAGGGTTACTGATGAACCTCCGTTTGGCAAATATCTTATTACTGTATCCGCATCATCATTCTTCTTTACTATTACCGTATTAAGCACACACACTAATGGCTCACCGAGCCAGTTTGCTGTCAGATTTGCATCCCCGCCTAAAGACACACCGTTGCCACGCGAAACATTCAATGACCATAAATTTTGAGGATAAGACCTTTCTGGTAAGTTTGAAGCAAGTGTTGGATATGATGCTTTTCTAAAAGTACCAACAATGTTTTCTATGGCTATGGATTCTTCGTCACTTTTAGGTACAAGGACATATTGGAAAAAATACTGTTTTCTTCCTTCAGATATCATTGTCATTTCTGCGATGTTGCTGAATCTTCTATATGTTGAAGTGGCAAACATTCTTTCATGATAAAATAATGCTGGTTGCATAACTCTTGCTATCATATTTCCAGCACCAGAGAGATTTACTCCCCCGCTATTTGCTAATCCAGCTCTGCTAAGTATTGGGCCTACAGGATTGTTATTGCTTTCACCATAATTATGTTGAATGGTGTATCCCGGCTCCTTTGGCATCGGAAGCTGTAGATGGGCAAAAGATCTGTTTATTACACCAGATCGTGTTCTCTCAAAATTTTTAAGAGAATAGTTTGCAGCATAAAAGTTCATCCATAAAGGCTGTTCTGCTGCATAAACACCAAATGGATACTTGTAGGTCGATGGCATTTCTATACTATTTAGATAAAATTCTCTAAATAATTTTATGGCGTATAGGACCAAATACACACCTATAAATAAAGAAAAATATATAGGAGACAGTACAAAAATTACATGCCGTTCCTTATGGGAACGAAATGTATGTAAATTTTGTGATGAAACTCCCAGTATAATTAGGTGGTCATTTGAAGAAATAATCATTCCATACGAAAACCCATTAGACAAAAAGCTTCATAATTACTACCCCGATTTCTTAATTCAAGTCAAAAATAACGATGGAATAAAAACACTGATGGTGGAAGTAAAGCCAAAGAAGCAGACATACTTAAAGGAAAATGCTTCTAAGAAAGAAAAGATCACTTGGATCGTAAACACAGCAAAATGGAAAGCAGCCGAAAGTTACTGCAAAAAACATAATATGGAATTCAAACTTGTAACAGAAAAAGAGATATTTTCAAATGGCTAACTCAATTGTAAACATTAAAGAATACTTTGAACGGCATAACGGCCTCCAAAGAAACAACAGATATTCTTTATCTTTTTCCGGATTGCCAAGTTCACTCCCACAATTGCAAGAAGACGACATTCAAGCTTTGGCCGTTTCTATGGGCGCAAGAGCGATAGACTCTCTGGCAGACAATTTGGCTGGTTATGGCTCGGGTAGAGCTGTTCCACGATCTCAAAGATTTGTGCCCGGTGTAATGTTGACCTTTGCCGTAACAAACGATAATTTTATTACAGATTTTTTTAATAATTGGTTTAACTTAATTTATTCAGGTGGAAACATCAAAGGAAATCAAAGCGCGCCGTTTCAGCTTTCCTTCTATAATGACATAATTTACAATTGCAAGTTGAATGTAAAACTTTTAGACCCAAATGGCAATATGAATCGTATTTACACGTTTTATGAAGTTTATCCACTTGAATCTATACCAGTTGAATTAAATATGATTGAATCAAACAAATACATGGTGTATCAGGTCCTGTTAAATTACAGAGAATTTACATTTAAGGCACAATAATGGAAAATATAGTCAATTTTTTGAATTCTACTCTTCCTTCTTACGAAACAACTTTACCTTTTTCTAAAAAAGTCGTATCATTTACTCCATTTAAAGTAAAGGATGCAAAAAATATTGCAATAATATTGCAAGAAAACAATAAAAAGCTTGCATTAAAGTGCATGATTGACCTTTTAAAGACTTGCTCACCGACTTTTGTGTCAGACGATGTATGTTTAGCCGATGCCGAGTACTTATTTTTGCAAATTAGATCAAAAAGTGTAGATGAAGTACTTAATTTAGTAAGAAATAATGAAAAAATTCAAGTAAACATATCAGAAATAAAAACAAGAAATAATATTTTGTCAGAAAAAATAGAAATCGGTCATTCTATTGTGTTGCATCTGCAGACTCCAACGGTAAAAGACCTACTTAAACTTCCTTCTTTAGATAAAGAAGACCTGATAAAGGCATGCATACAAAAAATTACTATTAAAAATGAAGTATTTCATACAAATAAATTTATTTCAGAAGAAATAAAAAATATTTTAGACAACTTGCCACTGTCAATTGTACCAAAATTAGATAACTTCTTGAAACGCCAACCAGAACTTTATATAAACCTGTCCTTTGAAAATGAAGAAAAGGAGGTGACAGGTTTACTCAATTTTTTTATCTTTCGGTAAAGTTTTTTGATTTAAAAAATTATTTTATAACAAACTTTACCTTGATAAACAATTTTAATTGGTCGCTTGAAGATATAGAAAATTGCATATTCTGGGAAAGAGACATTTATCTAAAACTTGTTGCGGATTACGAGGAAAAGAAAAAACAAAAACAAATGCAAAAAATGACCTCTGGAGATTACTTTAACCTATGAACGAACAATCAAATAATTTTTCAATTGACGTACAGGCAGAAGTTGATGCTGCATCTAATTTGAATACAGAATTGACAGGAGAACCATCTACTATTGTAAATGTTTTAAAAGATATTCCTCTACCAGAAACAATTTTTTATACAGCTACAAACATAGATATAGAATCCGGAATAAAACCTCAGATATCTTCCTTAGACACTGACGTAACAATCAAAGTGGATGCTGAGGAGGCTTATTCTAAAGCAGAAGAAACAGAAAAAAGACTAAATGAAGTCCGCGATGGTATGATGGACATGTACAACAATATGATGAATTCATGGTTGCCAAATAACAATAAAGATGATTTTGAAGAAAGGCCAACCACAGAACCTCAAAATTTAATATTTGAAAATAGGCGTGATAGAATGAGTATGGCCCCAAAGTGGGCTTAAAATAAAAAAGGCCCCTTTCGGGGCCTTTTTCAATCCTTCTCCATTTCGGAGAAGTACTGTAGAGGATCTTTTTCCTCCACATCTTCAACAACTGAAGTCTCTTCAACGTCATCCTCAATGCTCTTGCTCTCAGCAAACTGAGCACGGATATCGTCTCCTACAGACTTCTTAAATCGTGCATTCAACTCGTCAAAGCTCTTGAACTGACTCTTGTCAACAAAGGGCTTGAGCGGATACTGCTTCTTCCAAATTTCCTCAAGCTTCTTATCCTCACCACCAAACAGAGGTGCTGGTGTTGCAAATTCACTTCGGTCGTAGTTAACATAACCACCGACGTTGCGAATCTTGATCTTAAAATCTGCACCAGTCCAGAAGTTGAACGGATCTACTGCAACTTCATCTTGGAATTCTGGGTGAGCAAGGCTCTGGATCTTCTGGAAGATCTTGGTACCATACTGATAAAGGAAAACCTTTCCCTTATTCTCTGGATTGGCAGGATCTTCGATTACCAAGATGTTGGAAATGTACGTCAGCTTACGCTTACGCTGGCGCGCAATGTTCTTGTCATCCTCAATACCACTATTCCAAAGTTCCGTGTTTGCCGCACATACAGGGCACTTTTCACCCAGCGTTGTCGGGCAGTTCTCATAGAACCAACCACCCTTGCCCTTGAATGTGTGACTATAAACTGCAACGAAAGGTGCATCTTCGCCATCAACTTCGGGAAGGAATCGGACAACCGCGTATCCGTTGCCAGCCTTATCGATACCCGGCTTCCATAGCCGTTCATCCTTGTAGCCCTCCTTGGAGGTCATCTTATCAAGACGCTCTGTTAGTGCTGCGACTGAGTTCTTACTCTTCTTCTTAAAATCTGAAAAATTTGCCATATTCGTTCTTTCCCCAAGGATCTCCCTTGGCCTAAATGACTGATGTATGATACCTTAAACTCCAGATCAGTCAACTGGCAGTTTACGGGTTTTTGATTTTTTAAGTAAATGAAGATTATGAGCCTCTTGCTCAATTTTTTCAATTAAGGGCTTTGTTAAGAGTTTTCCAGCAGCAGAAGGTTCCAAATTCATTTCTATGGATAATTCTAAAACACAATCCATAAAAGATAAATTTGTAGATTTTACTCTTTCCAAAACTTTACTAGAAAACTTTTCCTTAGCAGCATCATCTATATACATGGTATCAGTTTACTCTTGTAGATGTTAAAAGCAATAAATAAAATGATCTAAATATTCCTAGAACTATTTAGACCCATTTAAGGAAGATATATGCCAACACCATCACCATTTGGCCCACAAGATGATAACGTAATTATTGAAACCGGCGGTTTGACTTTTTATGTTGCAACAGATTCTGTTGTATTTGGTGGTGTTACAGCACAGTTCCAATTACAAAAATTGGCATTTGGACCTACTGGTTCTGCACAAATTGTTGACTCCTCCAATGGTCTACCAGTAAACGTTATCGCTGGTGGTATTACAGCAAATTTGGTTGGTTTCTGTGGTGCTGTTGAGGGTATCGTTGGTGGAACTCCAGTAACAGTTGAGGGGACAGTATATGTTACTGGTATAACAAGCGCACCAGCCTATGTTAGAACTGCATCGGGATATCAAGTAGAAATTACAGGTGGGGTACCATTAAACAAAACAAAAGATGCAATTTCTGTATTCGGACCATCTGGAAGTACATGGATTTTTGCAAATCTTGTAAATACATCCGGCAATGCAATAGGAACTACAGCAAATCCAATTTATGCCAATATTATTGGTGCAACAATAAGTGCAACAATAAATCCAATTGTTGGTGTAACCAATTCCGCAGCATCACCGCTTTTTGTTTGTGGTGTATCTGGTGCAACTGCTGTTAATGTAAATGTTCAAAATACTGTTGTAATAGATGACAGTTCTATATTGGTTGGAATGACTGCCATTTACGGTCAAGTCGTTACCCTAAACAGCAATCTTTCCACATTAGGTTTAGCCAAACCAGCATCTCTAAAAACTGGCCGCGTAACTTCGACATTCTCAACTACACAGCAACTTGACAGCGGATTTACCTGTCAGGCTGGTGTAAACATAAAAGCACTTTCAACAAATACTGACTTTGTTTATGTCGGAAACACTTCAGCTTCTGCAACATTGATATCCTCTGGGTATGCTATGGATCCCGGAGATGAAACATTTGTAGATATTAATAACTTGAGTAAAATTTACATAGTAGCCGCAAGCGGAACACAATCCGTAACGTTCTTAGCGTCATAAAATGTCAACACCAAGTACATTAAACAATGTAAGAAATTACAAAAATTTTGGCTTAGTGGTATATGGAAATACCGCTGACCCAATTTTGACTAAAGGTTGGATTTCATCGAACCCAAATATTTTAGTTCAAGGAACTACCTGTTACTTGGATTATTCTCACGTCTACAATACATCTGACCTTGTTTTTTTAAAAAAAACCTTTGATAGATTTTCTTCGGGAACCACATTTTCAATTCCAAGTTCTCAGTATTATGATCAAGAAAAAAATATTACAACTACTTTGGGAGGTACTTTAAATTATAGTTATAATTTAAATAACGGAAAAATTGTAGTAAGCAGAATAAATTCTGGTTTTACATTTAACTCTTCCTACAATTTTTATTCCAAAGACAACTTTGTTGATACCCCACAATATGTGTTTAGTAATACTGGCTTTACTGGAAACTTTGTATTGAATACATTTCCAAACAAAAACTCATCATTTGAAGAAATGGGTTTTTTAGGAAATCAATTTAATTTTGAAGAATACATAGATTTTAGTGGAGCAACCAGTACAAACTATGGAAGATTAAAAATTGATGGTTTTGCAAAACTAAAAGATGGTCAAGAAATACT